AAAGGTAAGAATAATTTAACATCCAATGTTAAAGAAATTCAAATAATTAAAATAAAAAAATCTTAACATTATGTCAGAACAAACACCAAAAACAATTGCTGTATTCGCTACAGAATATTATGAAACATCAATCACCCGAGAACCGGTAGAATTAAACCTTGATGACTATCCTGAATTGGAAGGTATGACAACACAAGAAGCTATTGATTATGTTGAATCAAATGCCTGGGAAATGGCCTCATCAAATCCTGATATGTATGAATCATTGGGAGAAGAGTTAAATGATATGGATATTCGTAGAGATAAAATCACGAATGAAACCCAAGAAATCAATGCTGTCGATAAAATGTTTTAATAAAAAAATCCCCAATTATTTTTTAGTTGGGGATTTTTTTATTATCTTTGTCGAATGAAAAAATGGGTGTTCAAATATTTTGATACGTTTTGTTATGGGGAACTAATTGAGGATGAAAAAGACCCTAATTGGACTAAACCAAATTCGTCTTATGAAGGATTTGGATATTCAATAGATGCAAAATATGTTTTTTACAATCAGTCATTGGAAAATATCGTTTTTTCTATGTTTTGTGTTGGAAGGACTGATTTTAAAAAATATTTGGGTGAGTGGTTTGAAAGTAGATATGATTTACCGGTATCGTTGGTTTTGTAATTAAAAAAGTTAGAAATATGAAAAAAGTATTAGTGTTATTAATGTTAGGGTTTTTAATAGGTTGTCAAGGAATTCCACCGGACAAAGATTTACATAGTGAAAAAATTTATCTAAGACAATTGGTAAATCGTAATGTAACGGAAACCCACACATCAGGTATGTTCTTTTTGGTTGCTGGTTCAATGAGTTCTGACACTGAAACTTCTACGGTTGTAAAACTTATGGGTGAGGTTAAAGGGGAATATCGGTTTATGCAATTTGATTTTACAAAAGTTAGAATCAGAATTGATAATAAGGTGACCACTCCGTATATTGTTTTGAATTACAATAATCGTGATGTTGTAGAAACTGATTACCTATTAAAATATCCGTATTATATTGAGAGTATTACCATCGTATGTCCGGAACAATATCTACCTGAGAAATTATTACCAATTCAAATATAAAACAAAATGGATGAATTAACAGTCGCGGTAACGTATAGACGAGAAGATAAAAAAAATTATTTTGATATCGCTTTTCCAAAGGGTCAAGAGTTAATCTCCGTTAAGGAAGCTACGATGATATTGGCGGCCGGGATGTCTTTATTGATTAAAGCCGGGCATAAAAAAGGTGATGTTAAAGATTATGAAATGTTAGAGATGATAGTTGGTTATTTAAATAGTGAGTTTGTTTCTACTGATTCATTTGAGGATGCTACCATTCAACCAAATACATTGAGAGATGAATAATTATCAAGTTCATAAAGTAGATGCGACCAGATTTAAGGATTTTATAAAACTTAGGGTACATTTCCAACAAAAGGTTATGTTTCTTAAAACTTTGATACAACATAATTCTCGATATAAAGGTGGTGATACAATTAAAACTCATTCTTGTAATCAAAATTTATTTGACAACAGTAACCAACATTTATTGGATATGTATTATTTCTTTGACGATACATTAGAAAAGAACATTGTTATTATTGAATGTTGTGAAATATTAACTAATTTAAAATTTATCCCAAAAACGACGGAACCAAATGAAGAGGGTCAATTTGGGACAATAGAATTTGTTCTAGTTAATGAATGTTCGGAAGAAGACATTCAAAATTATAAAAATGGACTCGGATGTATAATAGAAATTGTTTATGACTGATAAAAAAGAAAAAATCGTTATTAAGTATATGGATTTCGCCTATGGTGATAGAGAAACATATGAAAGTGAAAAGTCTATTGGAATTAACGGTGTTTGTGTTTATTACAAAAATCTCAAGCAAGTTGGTTTTATAGGTGAGATTCATTTAAATTTATCTAGCCGCTTTGGTGTGGGAAGATATCAACCGACCATGACTAAATGGTTCTCAGAAAAATATAATTTAGAAGTTATCTAAACCTCCAGTTTCTTTTTAGATTGGGGGATATTTATTTATATGAAACTTATTATAACTGAAAAACAAGAAGAACTATTAAAGGATTATTTGACCGAAGGTGAGAATAAACCAACCAATCCGGCACTTTGGTCACAATGTTTATCTTGGGCAAGGTCTAAATACAAAGTATGTCCAAGTGCGTATTGTAATGGTGCTGCTGCCAAACGATATAAATCAAAAGGTGGTGGTTGGAAAAAGAAACCTAAAAACGAATCTGTTAATGAAGACCTCAAAAGATGGTTTAAAGAGAAATGGGTTGATGTGAGTAAGAAAGTTGATGGGAAACACCCACCTTGTGGAAGAAAGGATGCTGACGGAAAGTCATATCCAAAATGTCGTCCATCAAAAAAGGTTTCATCTGAAACACCAAAGGTGGCTTCCTCATATGATAAGGATGAGAAGAAATCTATGACCCAACAAAAGAGAAGAGCGGAAAAGAAAGACCCAAAAGTGGGAACCGGAAATAAACCAACAATGACACACTACGAAAAAAAATGAAAATAATAATATCAGAATCACAATATAACAAACTATTCAATGAATTAGACGATAGTTTCTATGGTTCAGTTGAGGAGACCGACTTTGTTGTTGGTGACTTAATAAATGAAGCTGAATATCAGGGACGTAAAGTTCAACTTGGTAAAATTATGCAAGGTGATGTAAAAAAATCGAAAGTGTATGTTAAGAACGACAAAGGAAAAGTTGTTAAGGTAAATTTTGGTTTTGGTGGAAAATCTGCTCACGGAAAACGAATGGTAATTAAGAAAAATAATCCAGCGAGAAGAAAATCGTTTAGAGCAAGAATGAATTGTGATAATCCGGGGCCAAGATGGAAAGCGAGATATTGGGCTTGCAGGACGTGGTAGTAAAAACAATTGTGAAAATATAATGAATATAGAAGACGAAATATCAATAAGAATTATTGATAAGTATATGAACACACTTGGTAATAAACTAATAAATAAAATGACTTGTTCTGATGTGAAATATAATTTCAGTGTTAGGATTGTTAATTTATATAAGGGTGAGGAGCGTTGGGATTTTTCAGATAGTTGGAGAAATAGTTACGATTATGTTGTTGTTATTGATTCCGAAATTCCGGTTTCCCGGGTTGTATGTAATGAATATAAGGAAAAATATCTGAAGGATGAAGTTGCGATTAGTTATCCGTTATTGTGGGCGTTTGTTCCGGTGATGAAAGAAGAATTAAAAAAATATTTAAGTGTTGATTTAGATAGTGTTTCGTTTGGTAAAGCCGGTATACATTTTAATAATTACAAAAAATTATAATAATATACTTATATATAAATCATTATTATGTCTAAATCAAAAAAAATAGGGAAACCTAAAAAAAACAGAGTGAATGTTGTTAAGAAATTAAAAATAATGAATAAAAACAACGAAATTCTTTCAAGATTAAAATCAGAAATGTAAAAATTAACCCCATCCTAATCGGTGGGGTTTTTTGTTCCATATTTAATTATGATTTCAGTTGTTTCTTTTTGTCTTGAACCACTAATATAAGTTCTGGATATTTTAACACCTTCATCTATAACCTCATCAATTTGAGGACCCCACTTAATATATATGAGATTGGTTTTTGGGTCGGTATATCCGGCTGCCACAGTTTCTTTAACACCATTCTCAATCACATCATCAATCATTTTGGGAACACTATTGGTTTCATTTTCTTCCAACCAATCAAGAACACCAACAAGGTCACCATCTTCACCGGGTGTTTTTGTTTCTTTAACACCATTTTTAATCACACCAGCAATTCTTCCTTTGTGGTGATATACATCATCGTGAGTTTCTATTACACCCTTGTCAATCACTTTATCAACTATATCTCCACCTACATATTGACGTGGGTGAGAAGTTTTTACACCATTTCCGAGAACCTCATCAATGTCTCCTGTATATTCACGAGATTGTAAGGGTGAAATTATTTTAACACCATTTTGTAGGACATCTTCAGCTAAAGTAGAACCACCTACAAAGGCAAAAATGGTTTCCTTCACACCATTTTCAAGAGTATCATCAACTGATAAGATTCTTTTATCACCCCAATAATTGGTGTTCTTTACCCCATTTTCAATAGTATCCTCAACCGACCAATCCGTTTTCATATGAGCCATTTTAGTTTTTTTCACACCATTTTCAAGAGTGTCCTCAAATTGTTGTTTTCTATCCCGGGCATCTCTAAAGAGTGTAACATAAGTTAACTCTTTATTTATAATATTATCTTCCACCCATTTGGTGATGAGGTGTTGGTTCTGAACGCAATCCAACGAAGCGTAAGCAAAAATACTTTTGAAGAAGTTGTAATTATACCATAGAGTTTTATTCTCAGTTAGTTCAATCATCCATTGTTTGGACTCAGTAAAGATTAACCAAGTGGAACCATTATGGGTATAAGTGTCCACCCCTTTAGTAAATTCATTAATTAATTTATTTATAATTCTTTCCATAGAACAAAGATAATAAAACTATTTCTTATCATCAAATAATAAATTATATTTTTTAAATGAAGAGATTGGTTATAGTAAGAAAAGTTTTTGAGATATTATATCCTGATTTAACGGTAATTGTTCGATATAATAAAAAACGATATGTTGAAATAATATTGAAAAATGTTAAACAAATGTCTGTCGATGGCACAACTTATAAAGTTATATTATTAATTCCCGGTAAAGATAGTTTGGTTTTAGAAGATTTTGTATCTAAGTTATTTGCATATTGTTCCATAATAAATGAGGATAATTGTATTATAAAATATTTGGATAAAAAAGGTTCTCGACAAATAACAAAAAAATTAGAATAGGTTATTGATTGGTAAATAAGTTTTATTTATGATTATCACATGGAAGAAATTAAAATCACAAGAACTATTAAGTTCGCGGACAAAAAATGTATTATGAAACCTATGGATGGTGAGACCGGTTTGACTGAAACTTGGAACACCCACCCAAATGTTGATAATCCAAGGGATGTGTTTATGAAACACGAAGGAACCACGTATTATTTAGTTTCGTCTAAAGAATAATTTTAACCCCCAGTTAATTTTGGGGGTTTTTTAATTTAATGTAATTATGAAATTTATTATTTGTTTATTGTTTTGTTGTCTTGGGTATTCCCAATTACCAACAAATATTGTTATTGGGGATTCTCAAACTCCATATGTTGATTTAAATTCAAAAAAAGTTGTGAAAGTTGTTGGTCTATGGAAAAAAGGTATTCGCGTCCCAGAGCTTACCAAAATGATTAAGAGACATAATGTCTCACCAATAATTCAAAATGTTTTTTTGTGTATTGGAACCAACGACCTTTATTATAGAAATGGTGTTGAGAAATTATTTAATTCCATTTGTGTTACATTCCCAAATGCGAAGATTTACGTCATCCAAGGTTCTTGGGGTTGGGGAAATCTTAGACACACCAGATATGGTAAAGTTAAAAAATATTACAAACGATACGAGGAATTGGGTGGAACCATAATTGAACCTCCAATTGGAAAAGGTGACCCCCACCATAACTCTCCGGTGTATAAGAAAATTGGGGAAGTCATTGATAATATGTTATTGTAATATATTTATTGATATGAAAATAATAATAACGGAGAGTAAATTAAATCAGGCGGTCATTGATTACCTGAACAAAACATACGACACCAATAACATTGGTTGGGAATATGGTATTGATGATTGGGGTAATGAAGTGGATTACGCAATAAAGTTTTATCAAGGTGATTATGATGAAGACGATACCTTATTTAGATGGTATGGTGAAGATTATTGGGGTAGTGAAGAATCTGAAAGTTATTCGGATAAACTTTGTCAAGAAAAAAAAGATAAATCACCAATATTATACTTTGAAGATGATGTTATTTTAAGAACTTTGAACGGGTATTTCGGTAATAATTGGAAACAACCATTTATTGAATGGTTTTGGGATAAATTCCATGTTCCTGTCAAAACAATAGAGTAGTGGAAAATATTTAACAAAACACCCTTTTTAGTGGAAAAAAACGTCTATTTTAAAGATTTTTTTAATTTTTAATGGAAAATACCTTACATTTGTAATATGATATACCTTATTCTTTATTTTAATATTGGTCTTATACTCTCATTACTTTTTTTTATACTGATGAGTATTTCAGAACAAGACATAACTTTTAACGACATTCTTGTTGTTATATTTTTATGGCCTTTAGTAATTTATTATATAATCACCGAACACTTTTAAAAATTTGAGATATTTATAAAAACTAGTATATTATTTTACTAGTTTTTATATTAAATAATTCATTATTAATAGTTTAAAAATATCAAGACCCAAATTCCCTCCTTACCGGAGGGTTTTTTATTTATACAGATATTTATAATTATGAAAATTAGAATTAAAGAATCTCAATATACTAAATTGAATGAAGCCGTAGGTGTTCCAACTAACATTGTTTCAGTTGCACAACAATTATTTGACAAAATGATGATGGAGCTTAAACCAACATCTGATTTACAAACTCAATTTAAAAAAACAATTATATTAAAAGGTGATTTCCAAATTAACGATTATAAATTTAAGAAGATAAAATTATCCTTCAACATTGAAGATATTAATGATTATAGTTTTGATGGGGTTAAAAAACCTAAAGTATTGGTAAATGGTATGACCCACCACGGGAAGGTTGAGATAAACGCTAAATTTAATTATGAAAGAACTCAAGACATAAATAATGTGGTGTTATCAATCACTTTTGCCGTTGATTATGGTGTAACCACTCAGGACGTTATTGATGAGTTTAATAAAGAAAGAGTTGTTATGGTTTCAAGTTTGGCTCACGAACTAAAACACGCATATGATGAATCTGTTAACCCAATAGTTAAAACACCTGAAAGAGTTGAATATCATATTGGTTCTCAAAGAAGGTTCGGAAATATACCCCCATTAAATAAATTGTTAAATTATATGTATTTTGCTCACACCACAGAAAACTTGGTAAGAGCAACTGAGTTATATGCCGCCTTAGAAGAGAGTGGGATTACAAAGAAAGATTTTTATAAGTTCATAACAAACCACAGAGTCTATGTTGCGTATAAAGAGGGTTCCGAATTAACTTATGAAGGGTTGAGGGAAGAATTAAAATTAATTATCCCCCAAATAAAACAAACTTTTGATGATAATGATATGGATTATCCGGATAATGTAACCGACGATGAAATGGTTGATTTAACATTACAACAATATTTTAAAACACTATTACAGTGGAGAGGAGGATTAATGAAAGATTTTTTAACTAACGACTTTATGGAAAATATGTTTGGATTCAGAGGTGCAAAACAAAGGTATTTTGATAAATATTTAAATAAAATAACTAGATTTGGTACTGATTATGAAAAATTCTTTAGATATGAAATTAATCAAACAAGAAACATTTGTCTTAAGATGATGAAAAAACTAAGTAAAATATATTCCTTAATAAAAGATGAAAACCCCCAACAATAATTGGGGGTTTTTTTTTAGATTGAGATTGAATCTATGGTTTTAAAATTACCATTTTTGTAATTATCTTGAGGTGTTGGTTCTCCTACTTGTAGTTCACCTTCAAAATAGTTTTGATAAGAACCCCAATATTCTTCCATTGACCCGTTTTTTAATTCATACAATGCGTCTTGTGTTTCCTCATCAAACGATGGTTCGCCTTCTCCGTCAACCCATTCATCCAAATTTTCAGAGATGTATTGTAAAAAGTCTTCTTCTGTTTCTCCCTTGAAGTTAGGGAATTTTTCGCTATCCAACTCTACCGGAGTGTTTGCGTTGTGGGAGGTGTAATACTCCGTTTTTCTAAAATGTGATTTCATAATTGTTTTTTATAATGGTTTAATTTTCTTCTACACTTCTTTCATCCATCACCTCACGATAACCTTCATATAAAGAATCTCGAAGTTCGTATAGACCGTCATACATTTCATCCATATAATCATCGTCCTGAAACATTTTATCATATTCAAACTCTTCATAATTTTCAATATCATCGTAGTTCTCAGCATATACAAATGCTCCAAGTGGGTCGTAACCTTCGTCTTCATAAGTACCATATATTACAACATCTCCACCAATAACCTCAACTATCTTTTGAAAATACTCTGTCGGGACTGACCAAGCAGTTTCAAGAATCAAATCTATCGTTTCTCGATATTCTAAATCTTCACACTCAATCTCTAAAAATGTTGACCCAACATTTAACAACATCCAATCTTTATCAATCTCTTTAAAGTCGGTTCCGTATAATGTGTTGACGTGATTTAATAGGTCGTCAGATTTTTCAAATAACTCAACAAATTTTTTGTGTGTTTCTTCGTTAAGGCCGCCAACCTTAACATAACTTGTCATTGTGTTTGCCATCGTATTAAGATTTAAATTTTTCTCCTTTTATTTTAACCCATTCCAAATCACCATCCAAGATTAATACATCACTATGTGATGGGACATCTTTAGTGTTTTCTTCGGTGTGTTCATTATCATCACCAACAGATTCAATAACCTTAACGAAATCAGTTCCTTTCTCATCGATTGTAATTTTCCATTCACCGTCGTAAAAAAATGACCCTTTGGTTCCTGAGGGAGTTTTGAATTTAATAGGTTCCCTGTCGGCTGAGTAAGCCTCAACCTCATCAATAATTTGTCCGTCAATTTCTATCAAATCATCGGATGCTCCGTAAATTCTTGTAATCATATTATCGTTTTTTATTTAAGTATAAATAAAAAAATAAATAAAAACAATACCACCGGAAGTAAAACTATGATTTTACATAATTTGTTGATATTTATAATAAAAGATAAGTTATGAATACATTTATTTATGGGTTAGTCAGTAAAGAATCACCTAATGAAATTAGATATATTGGGAAATCGGATAATCCTTCTTATAGATTGAAAAGACATATATATTTAACAAAATACTCGGTTAAAAAAAATAAAAATTTAACACATAAAGATTATTGGATAATTAAAAACAATTATGATATTGATTTTATTATCCTTGAAGAGTGTGATAATTTATTATGGAGTGAAAAAGAAAAAGAATATATCTTAAAACACACAAATTTGACAAACACTTCGTCGGGTGGGTTAGGTGGTTGTGGAATAACTTATAAAATGACTTATGATGAAACTAAATCTTGGATTCAAAAAAATTTAAAAATTAAATCAAAATCAGATTGGTATCGTCAAATTAAAACACTTAAATTGCCTGATTATATTTGTAAATATCCCGACCAATCCTACGAAAAAAGAGGTTGGATTAGTTGGATTGATTTTTTGGGGTCAAATAATAAATTTGATAATGATGTTACCTATATTTCATATGATGAGGCAAAATTTAAATTACGTAATTTTAAATTTAAATGTTCCGAAGATTATCGGAAACATCATAGAAATGGGTTAATCCCGTTTGATGTTCCGTTAAAACCTTTCAGATATTATGGTAAAAGGGGGTGGGTTAGTTGGTCAAATTATTTGAGTAATAATAAGGTTACCAATATTGATAAAAAATTTGTTTCTTTTGATGAATTTATTAAAATAGTTAAAAAACTTGACATTAAAAGTGGTTATCAGTATAAAAAAATAGATAAAACGATTAGAGATAAATATTGTCTTCCCTCAGTCCCATCAACACAATACAAAAATGAGGGTTGGAATGGTTGGGGGTTTAAAGTAAAAAAGTCCGGAAAACCGGACTTTTAATTTATTTATTGTAAATTTCTTTTGAATAGTAATCTTCAAAACCTTCCATCATTTGACTGATTGAGGGACTATTTTCTAAACCAATAATGTTATCAATTAATCCAATTTCTTTTGATTCTTCAGAGTTAAACCATTTATCTCGTCTTGAAATTTCATAAATCTCATCAAAAGTTTTATCACAATTTTGAGATAATATTTTGAATAACATATAGTTATATTTTTCGGCTTCCATATGACTTATACGAGTATCTTGGATATTCCCCGATGTCCCATAACTTACAAAATGAGTCATAACTTTAGAAAAAATTAATGAATTTCTTTTACCTTTAGCTCCCGAAGACAATAATATTGAACCCATAGATGCACACATTCCAAGATTAGTTGTTGAAACATCTGCTTTAACATAATTCATAACATCTCTTATACCAAGTCCCATCATCACTGACCCACCAGGACTATTTAAGTAAAGACTAATATCTTTTTTATCTGTGGTGTCTAAAAAAATTAATTGTGCTTGGATAATATCACCCATTCTATCATCTACAGGTCCTGATGCCCAAACAATTCTATCAAGAATTAATCTTGAAAAAATATCCATCTGAGTTGCTCTCATTTCTCGTTCTTCCAAAATATACGGGGTTAATGAATTTTCCATATGTTTTTGGTAGTAATCTAAATTAAGTCCTGAAATACCTCTGTCGCTCATTGCGAACTTTTTAAAATCGTTTCCGTAATTCATTATGCTTTTTGTTTGGTTGGAACTAACGTTAATGCTTTTGCCACGGCAGCATCTTTTGATTTTAATCCTTTCTCAACAAGTTTCCCTGATTTGAAGATACAATAATCATAAGACATCGTGTATCCGTGTTTTTTTGTTGTGTCCGGTTTAGACATGATTTTAACATAAATGTCATAAAGACCTGCTTTAACAACATATTTCCCTTTCGTGTTTAATTTTCCCATTTTTAAATGTTTTAGATTATTATTATTCGACAAAGATATACAAAAAATCTTATTACAACAACTTTTTATTAAAAATATTTTTCTTATATTTGTATTGTTATGGAACAGAAAAAGTTTGAAAGAATATTATATGGTTTATTTCCCAATCTTAAAATTATAGATTATAAATTATGGGAAAGATATGAAGTTGATGAAAATGGTGAATTTATAAAACCAAATTCTCCTGCAATATTTGTTGAGGTGACTGGTGAAATTGAACCGGGTGTTAATATTGGTGAGCATATAACTCGTATGACGGGGTTAGAAGTTATTATAGATAAATTTAATTAAAAAATTGTGAGATTAAAATAAATATTATATCTTTGCTGAATAAAATTAAAAAATATGGGTAACACAAAAATAACAATTGAGCTTAGTGATAAGCAACAAGAAAAATACGATAAATGGATTTTAACCATTAAAAGTTTATATGGTAAATACGGAAATATGACTTGGTCGGTTTCCGACTGTGGTATTGGACAAACAATTAAAGTCTATAATGACTTAACTAAATTAACCTTAGATTTAACTGACGTAGATGAGTGGTAAAAAGAATAGTTTTAACGATATGATTATTGGACATTCAATGAAACACGACAAGTCCCACAATTGTCATATGATATCACCCGAGAAAAGAGGTGGTCTGTGGGAAACAAAAGAAGAAACTAAATGTATTGGTAGAAAACAATTTGAAAACAACAATTAAAATGGAACAAACAGAATTAGAATTTGTGTGCTTTATGAGAGGTACATCCGGGTCGTTTAGAACGAATTTATTTCAAACAATTTTTAGTGCTGATATTGAAAATTTAACTAAATTGTCGTTAGGATTTCCTAACGAGGTTGAAGTGGTTTATAGATATAGAAACGAAGAGGGTTATTGGCAAAAATTATTAAAAAAATTAGAATAAGATGAAAAAATCAGTAATATTCTTAATTTTTGGGTTCATGGGGTCATTATTAGGTATATATTTGGAATGTATCACTATTGTTACGATAGGTGTGGTAATTCAATTATATTCCATAATTGTAAAACTTAGAGAAAATGATATGGGATTAAAAAGAAAAACAATAGAAGATAAATTATGAAAAAAATACTATTAATGTTCCTAATTGGAACGATGACGATGTTCTCACAAACAATAAAAGTGAGAGGTGTAACATTATCTTACGATAAGGTTAAAAAAATAATGACTTTAACTACAACGCCCAAAATTATGTATACCAACGATATTGATATGGATGTGAAGATTGAGATACATAAAGAGTTTGCTCTTAAAATGACGATTGGTGGTGTTAATTATTCTGTAACTGAAGCATTTTTTGAACATTCAGGTCACGTAAGAGAAATGGGTTGGTCATTTATAACATATAAATCAGGTGGGTGTAAGGAGATTAAGAAAAATTATGTTTTTCAATTTACGAGTGTTGAACCGGGTGAGTATATTTTGACAGTAAGTAACGTATGTAACGATAAATATGTAACTAACGAACAAACAATGTCAATTCAAATTAATTAAGATGGATAACGCAATTTACGAATATATAAAAAATGGGATAACCATTAATGGTGACCCGGTTGGTGGATATCAAGTATTCACAATCCCAACCCAACATTTTAAAATTGATTCTTTACATCAATTAACTCCGGAAACTTTTGAAAGGGAAATTCAAAAACAAAAAGAACACGATGAATTAACTTCCGAGATATTCAAAGAAGTTCAAAAAGAAATTGACCAAGAGATTGTAAACCAATTACGTGGTGGTGAACCTAATCCTGATATCATTCCGATGAATACAAACGATAGATTGTATAAGAATTATTTGGTTTATGTTATTGAGGGTGTTAAAAACGGATTTGATAGGATAAAAGGTTATTTAGATGGATGTTTAGTTGAGTTTGATGGGTATTATGAACATTTCACAAACCCATCTTTTCAATACGGATTTAGACCCTTAACACAAGAAGAGTTCATTAATAAGTTATTATTTGATGATGACTTCTACCAAAAGTGGGGTGAGAATTGTTGTAAGGAATTGACTTACGAGGAAAGATATAAAATATGGTTCAGTAAAAACTATGAAACCGGATTTGAATATGACGACGAAAAAATGATTACTATTATTGACTTTGATAACTCATATTGGACACCAACACCAAAAAGAAAATTAAAATGGAATTAAGTGTGATGGAAAGGTATGTAGCATTCATCTGTAATGAACTACCAAAAACGAGAAGAGTATTATTAAATCCCCCACCTCCAATGGAGAACGGAGAGTATGGATATAAGAGAATGAGTAAAATCGGACCTCACGTTTATATGTCTGTGGAAATTGAGATTGTTGAAAAATACACTCGTTCTGCTAAGTTATGTGTCAAATTTGAGGATTATCAAATGAACGATATATTCTATATGTCCCGTCATAAGGGGCCGGATAAACTATTGGAGGAAATTGACAAGAAGATTGATAAGATTGTTAATAGAACTTTGATTGATGATGGAAGACAGGAGTGGGTGAGAGAACAATATAAAATCAAGAGTGATGATTTCAAAAGTAAATTTAAGTTATTACTACCGGAAATTGATTTGTTTAGTAATTTGTATAAGAGATACGAACTTAATTGGATGAAGGAGAATCCCCCATTTTCAGGTCCATATACTGATGTGTGTTTAACTAAACAAGAATTTATTGATAAGTTAAGAGACGACAAGGAGTTTAACAAAGTGTGGGGTGGTAACAGAGAAAATATTTTAGAATAATGTATATTATAGTTTGGAGAAATAGTCACCGGGAACCTTTTTTAGATACGGATTCTCGTAGTTTTTTGGAGTCGTATTATAGTTACGAGGAGGCTAAGGCTGCTGCCGAAGAAATTGTTAAAAACGAAAATGAGGGGGAACAAAGTCCCTGGTATTTTGATTATAAAATTTATGAAGAATCAAATGGATAAAGAAAAATTTATTGAAAAAGTAATTGAAAATGTTAAACACCTAACGGGAAAAATTATTGAATTTATACCTATGGAATTTAACGTTGGTATGTTTATAATAATTGATGGTGTTTCTAAGGGTTTAACTAATTCAGTTTTACGTGATTATAAAAACACTATCGATTATTATGAAATAGATATTATCACGGATTTTAGTAATATGATTATTAAAGAATTTAATTTGAAATCAAATGACTAAATTAGAGAATCTTTGTATTAAGTGGTTGAATGAAAATTTTAACCCTATGGAACCATTCATTATGGAAGAATACCCTGATTATATTTTTCATATGAAAGATGGGAAATGTATTTTACAATACAATAAAAAAAATGGGTATGTTTATGTGAGTTATAGAGAAATTTGGAAATTTTTTGAATCCTATTTTAGTATGTCTAACCAACAAATTAAGGACATTACAAAGATATGGGTGGAGGAATACTACAAAGTGGGGGTAACAACAACTAAATTACATGAGAGAATTGGAAGAAGAATGGTGGAGGAACACTACAAAATGGGGGTGACAACAACTTTTGGTTTGGATAGATTGAATTACAGTAAGGTGGAGGAACACTACAAAATGGGGGTAACAACAACTGGATTAATCCATCAACACCACCTAAGTCAGGTGGAGGAACACTACAAAATGAGGGTAACAACAACACTATCTGATTTTGGTAACGCAACTCTACCGGTGGAGAAACAATACAAAGAAATTCAAACAACCAACAACCAATTACAATTTTACTCTGAAAAGGATGTTGAAGAATTATATGAACAAAAAACAAATGGAAAATAAATACGAAGACAGAACGATTAAACTAAATGAATTATCTGAAGGTGATGAGTTTATTGGTAAATGGTCTCCCACAAAAATTAGATACTTAAAAAATTTAGGTGGGGATAGACATTTATTAAAGGATGTTGAAACCGGACGAGAATGGGAAGTTCCTCACGGAAGATTTCCTTCGTTTAAGAAAATAACAACATTCATAAATGAACCAATTGAAACTATTTTGGAAAAACCTGACCTTAATAGTTGGAAATATTATTCAAAATTACTATCTTTATCGGAAAAGATATATTTGGAGATGTTTGGTGAGCCAAAATCTCACACAGAATGGGCGGATAGTATCAATAAAATAGGGAGAATAAACAGATTAATAATAAAACACGCAAATGGCAACTAAAAAAGAAAAAAAAGTTAGAGAAAAGATTGATTTGGACCACGATACCCTTATGGATTTATGGGATAATGTTAATTATAAAGGTGATAGTCACGAATTAAACGGTGAGAAATATACTCACGTAGATAAAATAAACACATCTGATAAGTCAGATGGTGATTCTTGGGATTATATTGTACAAAGAAAATCTGATGGAAAACATTTCAAATTTAATGTTTGGGATGCAGGTTCACATAATGGTTATGTCTTTGAAGATAAGTTCTTAGAAGAAGTATTTCCTAAAACAGTTACAACAACCAAATATAAATAAAATGGCGAAATACGATAATAAAAACAGAAAACCCCATTTAGGGTTACTAAATTTTGAAGGGGATACATTCAGAGCATACAAACTTGGTGTCTCTGATTACGTAATTGTGGATGACCAACACGAGATAATTGAGATGACCAACACAAAAGGTATCATCTACATTATGAATGGTGGTAAATCTTTAACAACAAGTTATGGTAGAACATATACCATTCCAAATGAACATAAAGATGCGAGACCAACTGACGAAAAGTTAAGAATTTTCTTGGGATTGGATTCTTTAGAAGATGAGGAAGATGATTTGGAACTTTGGGAATCAGTTCAGTACAGAATGGATGAAGAAGGATTTGACTATTGTTTTGAAAGTTATAGTCATTGGGATGAAATCAAAGATGAAGAGTTCCACCGATTAAGATTGGGATTCTTACAATCTATGGAAGACCTTAGAAATTATATTAATAAAAAAGTTGAAGAAGGTAGAGAAAAAGAATTGGATGGAGAATAACAATCATAAATACAATACAAGAATCCCCCCAGAAATGAAGGGAAAATATAAACAACTTGATGAGGTTTATAATGATTGGAATGATTTTTTTGACAAATATGCTGATGGTAAAAGACAAAATAATGGAATAATCTCATATTTTTTGGGGTCATCAAATGAAGTTACGTTATTTTGGTTTGAAGGTGAAGAATTTCCATTTGCTTACGTTTTTAGTAGTGGGATTTATGAAATTAATGGTGAATATAAACGAGGATATAGATTTTATTTAAAAGATGGAGAGTAAAGAATATAATTTTAGATGTACCTATAAGAAAGGTGAACATCGTTGTAACGGAAGTCACCTTTTTGAATTGAACGATTCTATTTTACCGTTACTATCATATTATATGATTTTCAGAGGTAACTTAACTATTGATAAGGAAATGGTGTTATCTGAAATGAAAGAGTTTGAAACTTATCTTGATGAATTATACCTTGATAATGAAAGTAAAGGTGGTGAAATATTTATACATTTCACCACAATTGATATACAAGCCGAATTAATACATTCCTTTGTGGATAAAAAATATGAATAAACCGGAAATAATTGACGATGAATTATGGGACCATTACAGTGGGTTACCAAATCCAATGTGGTATCAACGTAATAAAGAATTAGAGGATGAAGAAGAAGATACAAGTGATAGTGATGATACTGAAGTTACTACTGAATAAAATAAAACGAAAAAGAAAAAGTATATGGGACTTATAAATAATCTTTATGCTGTGTATGAAAAATCACCGGCACACGGGAGCAAAGAACATAATGTAATTTTGGCTCCTTTCAAAACTAAAGAAGAGGCAGAACAAAACAGAATTAAATACGGTTATAACACCGATAATTATTACGTAGATATTTTGAAATATGAATAAACTAGATAAACAATACACAGACCTTCTCCAAGACATTCTTGACAACGGAGTAACAAAACAAGACAGAACAGGTACAGGGACAATCTCAGTATTCGGAAGACAAATACGTCACGATATGAAAGATGGTTTTCCTCTTTTGACTACAAAGAAAATGCCATTCAAAACAATCGTAACAGAACTTCTTTGGTTCTTACGAGGAGATACCAACATTAAGTTTTTGGTTGATAATAATTGTCATATTTGGGATGGTGATTGCTACAAATCTTATAAACAAAGTATTTTAGAATCCTTTGATAGATTATCAAATGACCCCGTAATAGATGCGATGCCACCTAGAATATTAACACAAGAAGAATTCACCAACAAAATCAAAACAGATGATGAGTTTGCTAAGAAGTGGGGTGAGTTAGGTCCTGTGTACGGTAAGCAATGGAGAAAGTGGGGTTATGATAGTGATAAATGGAGAGAAGACTATAACAAATTACAATTTGGTTCTAAAGAAGAAATTGAACACCTTAGTAAAAAAGGTATAGACCAAATCACAAACCTAATCAACGACCTTAAAACAAATCCAGACTCAAGACGATTGATGGTTAATGCTTGGAATGTTGGAGAATTAGACCAAATGGTTCTTCCACCTTGTCATTATGGATTTCAAGTTTATACAAGAGAGTTGAGTTTAGATGATAGAAAAGATATTTGGAATAAAAACAATTTCAGTCAAGATATGTCGTGGCATAATATGGAAGAACACGATATTATGGATTTACTAAACGATAATGACATCCCAAAACGAGCAATCTCTTTAATGTTTAATATGAGGTCAAATGATGTTCCATTAGGGCTTCCATTTAATATATCATCTTATGGTTTATTATTAGAAATTATTGGGAAAATGGTTAATATGATACCTGACGAATTAATTACTAATTTAGGTGATGCTCATATCTATAAAAACCAAGTAGATGGTGTTAAAGAACAATTAACAAGGAAACCATTTGAATTACCTAAATTAGTTATGTCTAACCAAATTAATTTTAATGAAAGTGTTGCTGAATTTTTGAATAGTTGTCTAATAACTGATTTTATTGTTGAAAATTATCAATCACATCCAACCATAAAAATGCCATTATCTAACTAGTTTTTTCATAATTTTATGATATTTATATTAAAGAGTAATCCTTAAACTAAATCAATATGAAAAAGTTTTTAATCTATGAAATAAAAAACAATATAAATGGTAAATCTTATATTGGACAATATAGTGGTGAGTCATTTGAAAAGTATTTTGGAAGTGGAAAATTAATTAAGTTATCAATAAAAAAATATGGGTTAGAAAATTTTTCTAAAACAATTTTAGAAGAGTGCTTTAATAAAAATGAATTGAATGAAAAAGAAATTTTTTGGATAGATAAATTAAAAACTATTGAAAATGGTTATAATTTGACTGAAGGTGGAACAGGGGGTGATTTGTCTGAATTTATAAAGTATGGTGAGAATTGGGTTGAAAAACAAAGAATCTCCACAAAAAAATATTGGGACAATCTAACTGAAGATGAAAGAAAAAAAAGAAGTGAAATTGTTTCAGGTGAAAAAAATGGGATGTATGGTAAAGATGGATTTTGGAAGGGTAAAAAAATACCAATAGATATTATTAAAAAGTCATTGGAGAATAGAAGAAGTTACGATAAAGAACAAAACCCAAATTGGAAAGGTGGTGTTACATATGTTTATTGTGAATGTGGTAAAAGAATAGGTTATGGTCACATTCATTGTAACAAATGTAGACCTAGAACTAAAAACAATAATCCATTTTATGGGAAACAACATTCCGAAGAGACTAAAAAAAAATTAAGTGAAAAAAGGAAAGGGGTAAAACCAACAAATATGAAACCGGTAATGATTGATAATATTATTTATGAAAGTTTGGCGGAAGCGTCAAATATACTTAAAATTCCAATGGTTACAATTCGTTGGAGAGTGAAAAGTAATAATGAAAAATTTAATAATTACCAATATAAAGAATAAAAAATGTTAATACATATTCAGACACAGGAATTGGAAAAAGAATTCATAAATCCGGTTAAAAATGGGTTTGTGTCTCATCCGGCGATTGATTACCAAACAAATGCCATCCACGCACAATACGAAGGAAAAGATGTGATAATCTTTAACTTCAAAAAGTATGGGTGGTTAAACGATAATAGATTTAACACCTACAACCTATCATTAGGACCGGCAGGTATAACAATTGAAATAATATTATGACTATAACACAAATAACGACATCGACTTTTGAATATAATGATGAAAAATATAGTGTATGTACCCGAAGATTTATAGATTTTAATGATTTTCAAAATTACTTGGAAAGAAATCGTAAATTAGGTAAAACAAAATTATTCATTCATTCCATATTTACATTACCTGAACAAACAGAAATTTGGATTAAATACCAACTAATATAAATATTATGAAAAGTCCATTAACCGGAAAAGAAATGAAATTAATGTCGGAACCATCCACATTAAATTACAGAGGAAAACAATACAATGTGAATCACCACTTCTACCTATGTGAATTAACAAACGAACAATTCACAACAACAGAGTTAGATGAACAAAATTTAGACGAATTATATAAACAAGTAGAAAATGAACGAAGCAACAGAATTTGAGATGATGAGGTCACTCCATACATTATGGATGAAAGGTTTGATAACTTGGGACCAAGTTGAGGAATTATTAGTGGCAAGTATCCAATTAGAACTAACATTCTTAAATAAGGATGAATTTACGGCAGAAACATTAGATGGAAAAACAAAATATAGACTCGGAGAACAATAATTACTTTAAGAAAAATAAAGTAAAAATTAATAAAATTGTTAAGGAATATAAGAGTGCAACACCAAAAGAAATTTGGGTGGGTGTAAGAGATAATTTTACCTTTGGGTTCTTAGGTGCTACCTTAGTTGTTTTCATCTCTACACGTACCGATATTGCGGTATTCTTAGATTATTTAGTATATTATTTCTTTATGGGTAAGATTGTTAATAGAACAAAATATGTGACTGATTTGGGTAAATTAATTGTGTTTCCATTACCATCTGCTTTAGGAGCGTTCACCGGATACAAATTAAGTTATATTTTATTACACTTTATTAAATAAAAAAACCGACATATGTCGGTTTTGTTGTTTTAAGCGATTTCTGATTTATTGATTGGGTGTGGTTTTGGGGAATGACCGGAAACATATCCTTGAGTTACTTTACGTAATAAATCTTTAGTACCCCATTTTGAATTTATAACTGCATCGGATAATTGAGATAAACCTACATCATTTTTTAGTCCATCGATAATATTATAATATCCGTATTTATCTCTACCATTTTTAAGAGTTTTACAGGTTGCTTCAATACCTTCTTCCGGAGTTGAATAATTTTTAACACCTACGGAAGTATTACTAATATTTGTTGCTCCAGGCATTTTCATAGTAGTATTGAATGGGTTGTTTTTTGCTTTACCACCTTCAGCTTGTCTCCAAGCGTACATAAATAACATATTATTTTTAGTTGGTTCAGCACCTAAACATTTTAAAACTGATTTATAAAAATCGTCATCAGTTGTTGTTATGTTATTTGAAGTGTTATCGTCATCATCATTAAACTTGCCTGTTTTTAACATATTGGATATTTTATCGGTTAATCCTTTAAAAATATCATCGGCCCCCTGTTCATTAATATTATATAATAATTTAATGTGGTTTTTATCTTCTTCTGTTATTAAAATTTTCTTAGACATATAAAATTTAGTTTATTATAAATACTAACAAATTTTAATATATTTATAAATATGAAAGTAATAGTTAAACATATTGATTCTGATGTTCCAAAAGAGAATTATAAATTCTTTAATGACTTCATCAAATACTTACAAAAACTGTATCCATTAAAAAATGATATAACGATTAAGTTTGTTGGTGAAAGAGTTGGTAATATGACAACAGGTCAAAGAAATGATAAAGATGAGTTATTAATTTTATCTAAGGGTAGAATGAATAGGGACATTTTAAGAACACTTGCCCACGAATGGGTTCACGAATATCAAAGAACAATTTTAAAACGTAATCAAGGTCCTGATATTGGTGGTAAGAATGAAGATGAAGCGAATTCTGAATCCGGAGCAATTATTAAAAAATATGAAAAGAAATATCCAAAAGACGAAAAAAAGATGTATAAATAAAAAAAGGGACAATTAAGTCCCTTTTTAATTATTCAGAAATTTCAATAACTTCTAAATCAAATATAAGATTTTTACCGGCTAACGGATGATTTGCGTCTAATGTGACAGTTTCATCATTCACGGCAACGACTTGAACATTAACGGGCCCTTGAGGTCCCATACCTTGTAAAGATTCACCAACTTGAATTCCTTCAGGAACATTAGTTTTTGGAACTTCATTGATAAATTCAGGTTTTGGCTCACCGTAAGCGTCTTCCACAGAAATCTCAACAGTTTTTTTATCACCTTCAGACATATCAATTAATCCTGATTCAAATCCTTTAATAAGTTGTCCTAAACCTAGTTCAACTTCTAATGGTTCTCTACCTTCAGCGATTGATGTATCAAAAATTGTTCCGTCTTCTAATCTACCTGTGTAATGTACTTTTACTTTACTTGTTGTTTCTACTTTTTTCATAAAATTAAATGTTTTAGATAATTATAAGATTAATAAAAATAAAAATCAAACCATATTGATTAAAAAACAAAATATTACTATAATTATTAGTAATTAACCCCCTAAAACTTTTATATTATTATGTCAAACGAAGAACACGTTGAGGAAATGTACTATTTCGCACATATTTCAGGAGTATTCAGAGAATTCTCAAATGAAGTAACTAAAATTAGAAATAATGACCCAAAAATTAATTTTTCTACGGTCGTCCAGGAAGTGTTTGAAAGTTTTACGACAGAAGGTTTAATTCAATCTGATTTACATTTATTTATTTAACATCGATTGAGTGACTTATGTTAATATTTTCTCTAAGTCCCGTATATTTCCAACTCTCCATCACTAAAAGAATTAATCCATCAGGGAAAAAATCTTCACATAATTCAGGGTCGGTTGTAAGTAATTTACAATCGATTGTGAAACATTTATTATTGGTTGAGTATTTGATAAAATTAATAACAACTTGGCTACCTTCACCAAATAAGGTTTCCATCTCATCTTTTCGTAAATTGTTTATGTAAAATTGAACTGACCTTTTCATATTGTTAAATATAAGATTAAATAATGGTAATTTCAATTGAAAATTTGATTTAACCAAATTAATGATTTATTCTTAAAGAAAAAACTATGTATTTAAATGTAATTTTAACAATTTTCGTGATTGTCCAAGTGGTGACAATAGTATTAATTTATAAATGGTGGAAAAAATATGGAAGAAAACTTTTCACATCATTTACTGAAATAAAAAAAAGTTTTCCATCTCAAATGATGAATTCTGTTAGTAAAGATGGTATTAAAAACCCTAATTTATTCGCAAATATCCCGGACATGAGTGAAATGATGAAACAATTAGAGTCTATGACTAAAAATATGGGTAAATTCAAATAATGGACGTATATCAAATTCACCAGGAGTTCAATTGGGTTAATAAGGTCTTATTTTCATCCCAAACTGATAAACATATAGAATGTTGTATTAATTTATTCAATAATTTTATGAATAAATGGAGTTTTGAGATGACTCAAGATTTAAAAATAAATTTTAATCGAGATTTTAATGAAAATTATTTGTCTCATAAAGAAAAATTACTATCTTTGTAAAAAAATATTAGAAATGGAACCAGAAAAAGACATATTCGACGAATGGGCGGAAAAATCTGAAAAAAAATCGTGGATTGTACGAAAAATACAGTTTATTCCGTTGTGGTGGAATCACGATGGTAGATATTACCACAAATACATCAAACAAGGTGTGAAGAACCTAATTTATTGGTTCCCAATTATATGGAAAGACCGAAATTGGGATAGTCATTATATCTTTGAGATTATGAAACATAAATTATCAGGACAAGCTGAATATATTGGTCGTAGAGACTTACATACTCGAGCTCAAGAAGATGTAAAAAGAATGAAATTGTGCGTAAAATTGATGGGGTTAGTTCAAGATGAATTTTATTCAGGCGAATACACTGACTATCATAATACAAAACATTGGTTTGAACCCGTACCGGGAAAAGAAGGGTATAGTTCTTGGGAATCACGATTATTAGAAGAAAACTTCGATGACTACTTTAAAAAATATCCACGAATTTATAAAAGAGTCTTAAATGGTGAAGGTATTTTTTCATTAGAAGACCACGATAACGTCAGTACCGATAAAAAACAAAGAATTGCTATGAATATCGGACATATTAACCACGATAGAGCTCGAAAATTGTTATTCAATATTATGAGTGATAATATTGAAAAATGGTGGGATTGAGCGAAAACACAAAAGGACATTCAACAAGACACAAGGCTAAAGAATGGCCACTAACAAATAAAGAAAATATGAAAAATTATGTGGTAGGGATTTTAAGTTTGTTTGAAAACGACTTACAATTATTTAAAGTTGAAGCTGAAGACAAATATGAAGCTTTGAAAAAAGGAATGGTAGATTATACTTCGGAAGAGTATAAACAAGATGAAATTGAATTTCAAAATGGTGACGTATGTCCCCCAAATTTTAAATCATTAACTGATTACTATTCCGTAGGAGAATTAATGACAAATGTTATAGAAATCTAAGATTTTTTATTATCTTTGTAAAAAAAATAGAAATTATGAAAGTGACTTTTTTATCTGATACGCACAATAAACACAAACAAGTGACGGCCGATTTACCGGGAGGTGATTTGTTAGTTCATAGTGGAGACATTTCTTCTATGGGTTACGAACACGAAATCAGAGAGTTCTGTAAGTGGTTTAACAACATAGAAGGTTACACTCACAAGGTATTTATTGCTGGAAATCACGATTGGGGTTTTCAAGACAACGTTGATAAGGTAAAAGAAATATTAGATTTCTACTCCGGAATCACATATCTTCAGGATAGTGAATTGGTAATCAAAGTTGGTGATGAGAGAGAAGTAAAAATCTATGGTAGCCCTTGGCAACCTTGGTTTTACGATTGGGCATTTAATTTACCTAAAAATGGTTTTGGGTTAGCTAGTAAATGGGAAGGAATCCCTGATGATACCGACATCTTACTTACCCACGGACCAGCATTTGGAATATTAGATACTGTTGATGGTAGAAGACACGACAACTTAGGTTGTGAGTTATTAGTTGAAAGATTAGAGAGATTGAATGTTAAACTTCATAATGTTGGTCACATCCATACCGGATATGGTTACGTTAGAAAAGGAGATACCCACCACTTTAATTCTGCGGTGTTAGATGAGAGATACATCTACACTCAAAAACCAATGACTATTGATTGGAATCCGGAAACAAACGAAGTTGAGTTTGTGTAATAATAAAACCCCTACTGAAGAGTGGGGGTTTTATTTTGTTTTAATTGATATTGTGTTACCAGTGACGTATTCTATTGTATATTCGTCCGGTGTTAAATAATACGTTTTATAATAGTATTCTTGAATTAATTCTTTTAATTTTTCATCCATTTCATACCCATCATCAAATTTATGTCTTTGGTATTTTTGTATTAAATCATAAAATTCATCACTAACACATCTTGTTCTTTGTTTCCATTGGCCAACAATTCGTTTATAAACGTGAAATGTTACTTGAGTTGGACAGGTTTCGTATCTACCAATTTTTTCATATTGGTCTTCAGTAATAATTATTTTCATATTACAAATTTTGCCAAACCACTTGTGGTATTTTAGTCCATACTTCGTCAGAACCTTCTTTTTTTAAGTGCGGTAATGTTTTGATATATTTATGAATAAATTTTGGACCTCTTTCAATTCTTTTAATCATAGATTCCCGTCTATATAATTGGTCAGGTTTATAATGGTCTTGTTCAGAAATAACTCTTCTAATAATGTTGGTTAAATCTGATTCGGTTAATCTTACTATTTTTTTCATAATGATAAATATTAACTAAAATAAAAAACCCCACATTTACGGTGGGGGTTTTTATTATCCATTCATAATCTGTTGTAATTGACCCATAATTCTTTGTTGTTGTTCTAAAAGTTTGTTTATTTTAGATTGTTGTTCTTGGTTTAGGTCAATATTCTCCCCTTTAATTGAGGCGATTTCATTAGCAATTCTATCGAAACCATACGTTAGATTGTTGTACTGTTGGGCTTTTTGTTCTTCGTTCATATTTTAATTATAAATAGATTAATAAAAAAGTAAAACATATTGACTTTTTATCTCAATATAGTATATTTATTACCAATGAACCGATATGAATTATACACGCCGAACAATTATATTACTGAAAAGTAAGTCCCTATTTTATTTTAGGGACTTTTTTTTGCCCATATGTTAAAAATTAAAATTAAATATAAAAACCATGAAAAACACAAAAACTTACCACGAGTTGGTACAAAAATTAAGAACGTTCTTCGTAAATAAGAACTTTATTGAGGTTCCGACCCAATCAAGATTATCTATTTTAGCTGCTTGTGAAAACCCACACTCAGTAAAAACCTTTGAATATGGGGGTGAAATTTGGCCATTACCACAAACCGGGCAAATGTGGTTAGAATTGGAATTATTGAAGAATCCTGAATGGGATGGAGTGTTCTGTATTTCAACATCATATAGAGAAGAGAAAAATCCAATCCCGGGTCGTCACGAATTAATCTTTCCCATGTTTGAATTTGAATCAAAGGGCGGTATGCTTCATTTACTCGTATTAGAACGTGAATTATTACAATATTTAGGTTTCTCAGAACCAGTTCCCGTAGATTACGAACAAGTTTGTAAAGAATATGGAGATGTTTCTATTTTAGAAGATGAACACGAATCGAGAATGTGGAAAGAAAAAAGTGAGGTTATATCATTACAAAACTTTCCAATTAGAACAAACCCATTTTGGAATATGAAACACGATTCAGATAACATCTTCAATAAGGTTGACGTAATCCTTTTTGGTCAAGAAACTATTGGTTCTGCTGAAAGAAGTTGTGATGTTGAAAAGATGCGAGAGATGTTCTATACAATTGAAGGTGGTGGTTACTCTCAGAAATTATTTGAATTATTTGGAAAAGATAGAGTTGAGAAAGAATTAAAAGAATTCTTATCTTTGGACTTTTTCCCAAGATTCGGAGCCGGAATTGGTTTAACAAGATTGGCAAGAGCTTATGAATTAAATCAAAAAGTTTTGGAAGTTATAGAATAATTTATTACCTTTGTCCTATGAGTAAAGTGGTAAAAGAATTAGGAAAAAAGTGGGAACAGATTTATGATGACCCCGATGAAACAGTTATTTGGAGATATGATACTTCAAAAAGTAAATTTGGACCTTATGAGGTCGAAATAAAATACAAACGACCAGTGGTTAGAACCAAGAAAGTCACAAGAAAGGTTACTGTAAAGTAACCTTTTTCGTTTTTAATACTAACAAATACACAAATAAATTTTACAATATTTATTATAATATAAACAATTGTAAAATTAAAAATTATGTTATTAAAAATAGGGTCGACAGGTGATGACGTAAAAAAACTACAAACAAAACTAGGGGCAACACCTGATGGAACTTTTGGTCCTGGTACAGATAAATTGGTGAAAGAATGGCAAGCCAAAAATGGATTAACCGCTGACGGACTTGTTGGTGATGGAACTTGGATAAAAATGTTTGGTTCGGTAATTAAAGAAGATGTTATAATACCTTCTTCAGGGAATTTAAAATTGGAAAAATTAAAAGGACATATCCCGGATTCCGTTATTACTCAAATTCCTGAAGTTGCTTCTAAATTTGGTATTACTAGTAATTTAAGACTGGCTCACTTCTTGTCACAGGCTAGTCACGAATCAGGGGGTTTTAAAGCGGTTCAAGAAAATGTGAATTATTCGTCGGATGGTCTTAAAAAAATATTCCCAAAATATTTCCCTGGTAACTTATCAGAATCTTACGCTAGAAATCCTGAAAAAATCGCATCTCGTGTTTATGGTGGTAGAATGGGTAATGGTGATGAAGCATCAAAAGAAGGTTATAAATTTCGTGGAAGAGGATTTTTACAAACCACAGGTAAAGAAAACTACACAAAATTTACAAAATTTATTGGTGAAGATTGTGTTAGTAATCCAGACCTTGTGGCGACAAAATATCCATTGGCATCTGCGGCATTTTTCTTTACATCAAACAGTCTTTGGTCTATTTGTGATAAAGGAGCGACAACTGATGTTGTGACTCAATTAACTAAGAGAATAAATGGTGGGACAATAGGGTTAGACCAACGAATTAAAGAGTTTAATGAATTTTATAACTTATTGAAGTAACTTACTTATTATGGAAAAAAAAGAAAATACGGGAGGAATAACGGATACTTTTTTTAATAAATTAAAGGAACAATCATTTACCATTATATTATTGGTGGGGATTATGTATTATCAAAATATGACCTTTAACAATCAACTTGTTGAGTATAAAAAAATGATTGATGATAAAGAAACATTAATTTTAAAACTCACTGACGACGAAAGACAGAGATTAATTGAAAGAACTGAATATTTATTAGAACAACGTGATAAGTATGTTGAGGAATTAATAAATAATAATAAATAAAAAATGAATAAGAAATTAATTAATGAAGATATTGCAAATATGAAATATCTTTTTGGGTATAAGGCTGGTAGAGTTATTTCAGAACAAGATTTTGATTATACTACCGACGATTATTTGGATACTGAAATAGATGAAAGTGGTTTACCTGAAAGATTAGTGAAACATATGGATAGTGATAAGATTGTTGGAACCCACAAACACGGAATAGGTTTTACCCCAAATCGTCACGGAGAAGAATTAGGTTTTGACATCCATTTAACAGATATACCACACGAAACTAAATTTGGTGGTGTTGAAGTTGGTGATTTTGATGAAGAAATGGAAGAAGGTTATGGATACGACGATGTTGATGAAACTAACCCTGATGATTTTGAAGACGATACTTTTGGGGATTTTGATTTAAGTAAATTAGGTCTTGATGACGAAGATGAAGAATATTAATATAAAAACCCCCAATTAAGGGGGTTTTTAATTTTAAGATAAGTCCTTCGACATATTGATTGCTGCTTGTAAAGCTTCAGGATTATTCTCAATTACTTTATGACCTCGTTTAGTATAAGGCATTACATAAGATATTCCGGATTTTACCATCCATTTTTTATCTAAGTCATCACTTTCATCAAATAATTTGTCGTATTTTTGTTTCCAGCCAACCCATTCCCACTCTTCGTAGTCCTCTTCTTTTGGTTTATAAGATGGGTCAAATAATCTATCACCAATTTTAAATGTTTGTCCCCCTCTGTGGGTGTATCCGTGATATCCGGCAATAAATTGTTGGTCGGGATACATATCATTGTATTCAATAATTGTTGCAACTCCGTGGGGGTATTCATCATTCACCACCATATTGTTTTGATAATACCACCAACCTATCTCAATATCTCCAATATATTCACCCGTCTTTGATAAAAATGAATTAGGTAATTCATGTTCATTTTCATCCCCAAATGTATGATTTTTAATGATTCCACCAGTATATTTTTGAATTTTATAAACGCATTCGGGATTAACAACCCATCCGGCAGATGTTCTAACTGGTGTAATTCTTGAAACAAGTTTTGTAAAACCCAAATTTAAGTGAATTTTGTTTAATTTATCTTTTCCGGTGTATTCTGGATATTTTTCAAACTTTAATCTAAGTTTTCCGATGTAAGGTGTTGTGTTTTTTATCATAATTTTATATATTTGCCTAATGATACGAAAATTTAAAGTATTTATCAATATGAAATTAATTATTACAGAATCTCAGTATAAAAAAATAATAAAAGAGGATACCCAAATAGAATATAATAGTGAATTCTTAGATGGTGTTACGGTTGTTGTTGTATTTGAAGATGACCCATTATATGAACAAGTTAAAGAATACTTTGAGGAATATGGTTTTGGGTTTATGGTTCCCGGTAGTGATTTAATTATTATTGATGGGCAAATATTGGAAGGACAACCAGACGCTAAAAGTATATTAAAATTTATTGAAGCTCACGAGGTTACTCACGTATTATTATCTCACGATGGTCCAAGAGATGCGAAAGATGAGTTGGAAGCTGATTTAGGTGCTTACCTATTATTACAACATAAAGGATATTACGAATCTGTTCGTACATTATTAGACCATTTCCAAGAAAGACACGGAGTTGAGTTTGATGAGAGTATGTTGGACGATATAAAAGAAAGAATGTAATATGAAATTAATAATAACAGAAAAACAATATAGATTATTAGAGGATATCCAATCAATTCCTTTATCTAACCCAACATCATCAGTTTGTAAATCATTTTATAATAGATTTAAAAAAGAATTTCCAAATACTCCGGAATATATCTTAAAGGAATTTGTTACAAATGTTATATGTGGTAATGAAGAGAGTTATAAAACTGTGATGGGACAATATCATGGAGACCCAATACCTTTTTTAGGTAAAAAGATTTATGAGTATCTAAAAGGTCCTTGGAAATTACGGATAATTAATGTTAATCCTGAAGATTTTGTTGAAAATAATATAAACGCATTCATTGAAAGAGAATTTGGTGAAGTGGATGCTTATTTTGTTAAGGACGATAAAGAAAGAATGGAAACACAAAAAGAACTAGCCATCTCAACAGGTAAAAACGAACCGATAATTGTACTTAAAGATAATCAAGGTAAGTATGAAATAGTTGAAGGATGGCATAGAACAATGTCCATATTAAAACTTGGTGATAATGGTGAGGATTTTAAAAATTGGAACAAAGTGAAGTTAAGAGCATTTGTTTCAGAAAAATAATCTCTCAATATTTTTTTTACCTTCAATATTAGCAGAATGAACTTTAATTTTAGGTAACTCAAGAGAATTCATTCTACAATACCCTATTAACCATAATCCCGCATCATATCCGGTTCTATCTTTTATGGTATCATAATTAATATTTGTTTGGTTCTCCGGTAAATAATGATTTTGAGATAAATCATGGTCAAACGATATTACTTCAGGTAATCCGTGTTTTAAAATAGTATCAATAAATTCTAAATAGTCCTTAACTATTACCCATTCATTATTATTTTCATAAATTGGGTCAATAGTGTTTCTAAATACATCGTAAGGTTTTCGGTTATCGTCTAAAAATAATTTCATACTGCAAAGATAATACATTTTTTGAATTTACCAATTTTATTATAAAAAACTTTATATAAAGTAGGATTTTACCGATTTTACAGATATTTATATAATATGAAAGAACTAAAAAAACCTGAAGAAAAAAAAGTTAAAATATCAATAACTTTAAGTCCTGATTTAGATAAACGAATGGAGGACGAATTAACCAATAAATCAAGATTGATTGAAAAATTATTAAGAGAATATTATGGAAACAAAGATTTGTAGTAAATGTAAGGTTGAAAAGGATTTTTGTGTGTTTATAAATTCTAAAAGAACTAAAGATGGTAAGACGAGTATTTGTAAAAAATGTAATTCTGAAAGAGGAAAAATTTACAACTTAAATAACCCTCAAAAACACAAAGAAAGAAGTAAAAGATGGTCTGAAAATAATCCGGACAAAGTAAAGGATAAAAGTAAAAGATGGGCAGAAAATAATCCGGAAAAAATAAAGAAAAAAAGAAGGGTTTATGAAAGTAAAAGAAAACAAAATGACCCTGTATTCAAAATAAAATCAAATTATTCATCATTATTATCTCGCTCATTCAAAATTAAAGGAGTTAAAAAACCAGGAAAAACAATAGAATTATTAGGGTGTTCTATTGATTTTTTTATAATTCATTTAACTAAACAATTTACGGACGGAATGAGTTTGGATAATTACGGAAAATGGCATATTGACCATATAGTACCTTTATCATCGGCAGGTAATGATTTACATAAATTAAAAAAATTATGTCATTACACTAATCTACAACCTCTTTGGGCAATTGATAATATAATGAAACGAGATAAAATCTTATAGTATGACAATTTGTCAGTAAAGTATGTTATTGTGTCAGGTTAATTACTTTGGCACGATTTTGATAAAAAAATGTTTGTGCTTGACACATTCAAAATAAACATATATACTTAAACAAAACTTATTAAAACTATGGGAAAAATTTTAGGCGTGGATTTAGGAACCACAAATTCTTGTTGTTCAATTATGGAGGGTGGAGACCCAATAATTATTGCCAATTCTGAAGGTAAAAGAACAACACCATCAATCATTGCTTTTTTAGAAGGCGGTGAAAGAAAAGTTGGTGACCCAGCAAAAAGACAAGCGGTTACCAATCCAACAAAAACTATCCACTCAATTAAACGATTTATGGGACTTACCTATGATGAGAGTAAAAAAGAACTTAAAAATGTTCCTTACTCAGTAATTAATGAAGGGTCTCAACCAAGAGTTCAAATTGATGATAGACAATACTCACCACAAGAATTATCCGCAATTATCTTACAAAAGATGAAACAAACTGCGGAAGATTATGTTGGTGAAACAATTACAGATGCGGTTATCACCGTACCAGCTTATTTTAACGATGCCCAACGTCAGGCAACTATTGAAGCGGGACAAATCGCCGGATTAAATGTGTTAAGGATAATTTCGGAACCAACCGCGGCTGCTCTTGCGTATGGACTTGATAAAAAGGGGGATAGTAAAATTGTTGTGTTTGACTGCGGAGGTGGAACTCACGACGTGTCTATTCTTGACTTAGGTGGTGGAGTATTTGAGGTATTATCTACCGATGGAGACACTCACTTAGGAGGGGACGACTTTGACAGAGTCATTATTGATTACTTGATTGAAGAATTTAAGAATGATAATGTCGGTATAGACATCTCAAAAGACGCTATGGCATTACAAAGGTTAAGAGAAGGTGCTGAGAAAGCGAAGGTTGAATTATCTTCATCTCCTCAGACAGAAATCAACTTACCTTATTTAAGTGCCGAAGCTACCGGACCAAAACACTTGGTTAAAACTTTATCGAGAGCTAAGTTTGAACAACTTGCTTCTGATTTAATTAAAAGAACAATTGACCCTTGTAAAACGGCATTGAAAAATGCGAAACTTAAGGTTTCCGACATTGATGAGGTTATCCTTGTTGGTGGAACAACAAGAATCCCGGCAATACAAGAGGCGGTTAAGAAGTTCTTTGGTAAAGAACCATCAAAAGGTGTTAATCCGGATGAAGTAGTTGCGTTAGGAGCAGCTATTCAAGGAGGTGTATTGGCTGGTGATGTGAAAGATGTATTGTTATTAGACGTAACACCACTTTCATTAGGTATTGAAACAATGGGTGGTATTTTAACACGACTTATTGAGGCAAATACTACAATCCCAACCAAAAAGTCACAAGTTTTCTCAACGGCCATTGATAATCAACCTTCTGTAGAGATTCACGTTTTACAAGGGGAGAGACCGATGGCTAAAGACAACAGAACGATGGGTAGATTCCATTTAGATGGATTACCACCGTCTATGAGAGGAACTCCGAAAATACAAGTAACTTTTGATATTGATGCAAATGGTATCATCAATGTTTCTGCGGTTGATGAAGCAACAAACAAAACACAATCAATTAGAATTGAGGGTTCAACGGGATTATCTCAAGAAGACATTGAAAGAATGAAAACTGAAGCTGAAGAAAACGCTGAAGCAGACAAAAAGGTTAAAGAGGATGTGGATACGTTAAACTCTGCAGACAACCTGATATTCCAAACAGGTAAATCTTTAACGGATTTAGAGGATAAGATTTCTGAAGAACAAAAAACAGAAATAACAACTCTTCTTGATACCTTGAAAGAATCGCATTCTAATAAAGATGTGGAAAATGTTAAAACGATTATGGAAGAACTTACTCAAAAGTTCCAAACCATTACTCAGGAATTATACAATAGTGTAAATGAGAGTGAGACACCGGAATCAGATATTAACGCTTCGGACGTAGAGTTTGAAGAGGTTAAACCTGATTAACATTTTACAATAATGTTTTTTTAATCCCAATAATTTTTTTATTGGGATTTTTTGTTTATCTTTGTCCCATAAATTAAATATTATGAATGTAGTAGAATTTTTAGATTGGATTGTTGCGATGAATTTCCAACATTATAAAACAGAATCATTTCCTGATTATACACCGGATGGTTCATCTCATTTTTACATACTTGGAAGTCCGGAAAGATTTACAAGTCAGGAATTAAAGAATATTTACACAGGTGAAATGAACGATGAATTACGTGACAGATGGAATTGGGCGTTAACTGATAAAAATAAGTAAGAGATGAAAGGTAAATTAGAAAAAATAGGCGATAAGTGGTTCATAAGGTATACGAGGTATGAAGGTGGTGGGTCTTTTAGATTACCATTACATCCAAATTTTGTGGAAATGACGGATTTTGTTTATATTAAGAATGAGAGATTTTACGATGGTGATGAAATTGACTTTATTGATGTGTTAGTCAATCCTATGGGAAGAGATGTTGACCCAAATAATTTAGGTCAAAATCATTCTCTTTGTAAATGGTATGCCAGACCCTATTTAGATGAAAAAGATGAACAAAAACAACATCTAATTGATATGATGAAGGGTGATGAAGAATTGGGGTTATATAAACAAATCGACCAAAATAACCTTGTCACGAAAGGTAGCACTGCTTTAGTTAAAGAAATTAAACTTGAGGATATCTTTAACGATGAGAAAAGAGAAGGGGCTAAAAGAGTAATTCATCAACATAAAGTTTTGAAAGGTTTGTATTTAATCAACCCAGCTCATTTAATAATGACAAGTGATGGTTATGGTGAATTTCCGGATGGTTTTAAATTAACAGAAAAAGGTATTCAATACATTATTGAACAATTAAATAAAGAATAAAAAATATTTCATATGGAAGAAATTAACAACTATTGGTTTTGTGAGATTGGTCCACTACACGAGGGAGAAAGTATTGGTGATTGGCCGTTAAGGTCTATAGTAAAAGATAAATTTGAAGAATTAACAGGCAGAGATGCCCTAACCTGTTCTTCCGGGTGGGGATTACCATATGAAATTAAGGAGATAAATTCTTTAATTAGAATTTTACATATTACAGACCCTTCAGGGGAGAAGTTAAGAAAAATAAAAGACATATTGTATGAAAGAAAATAAAAAATAAAAAATGGGTGATTATAACAAACCAAGAGTGTATAATTCAGAAATCTTAAAAGATATGATATCAAAAATTACACCGGAAGAGTTAAAGTTGGTTGAAAATGAAATGTTGGGTATGGTTGAAGAGCCCTATACCAATAAAGAAATTAGAACTTGGTGGTTAAATCAAACTGAGGAAAAAAGACGAGATATGGTTCGTGAATATTTCAAAGGTGGAAATAGTGAAAACATCAACACATTATACGGTATAATGCCGGAAGAAATGGAGGAAATGTATAACATTAATGTTGATGTTGTTATAATGGATTGGGAAGAAATTTTATTTGATTTTATAGATTTTTACCCGTGTCAATTACCCAACGAATTATTTGAATGGTTGGAGGAAAATTACGAAATACCAAAGAAAAAAAATGGAAAAGATTAAAATAATATTCCTTGATATTGATGGGGTACTTAATGTGTGTTATCCTGAACATGACGAATTCGGACGTATATTCCATCCAAATTTTGTTGATAACCTTAAACGAGTTATCGATGAAACAGATGCCAAGATTGTAATATCTTCCACTTGGAGATATGCGGGGTTAGAAAGAATGAAAGATTTATGGGAAAAGAGAAACTTACCTGGTGAGGTGATTGATATTACACCGGATTGTAATGACTTATTCAACGAGGGTTTATTTGAGTGGTTGGACCAAATTGAAAGAGGTCACGAAGTGGAATATTGGTTGGATGAACACCCTGAAGTGGAACAATATGTTATCTTTGATGATGACAATGATTTCTTACAACACCAACGAGGGAATTTTGTTAGAACGGGAAATAACATCAATCATCCGGACTCATTAGATATCGGATATGGATTAACAAATGAATGTGCAAATAAAGCAATAAGAATATTAAAATCGTAATAGATGAAAACAGTATTAAGAATAGTAAGTAGAGAAGGTAGTGAATATATTGATATTCCAAACCCATATAATATGACACCGAGAAAAGACGACCATTTTGTATGGAAAGAAGAAAGTTATATGGTTTCTTGGGTTGAGTTTGATTTTGACACAAATACTCTCTATATTGTATCTGTAACAAGTTAAGAGATGGAAACATACACAAAAGGAAACGTAATAGTTGAGGAGATTAAAGTTGGTGATATTCATTATGAATATGAGTTGGGGGTAGGGATTAAATGTGAGGTAACAACATTACCAACATTAAATGAAACCGGTCAATACATTTGGGAAAGTAAGAATTTGAAGACGGATAATGTTATCCAATATTTGGTTGACCCAAAATATGCTCATTACTCGGCAAATCTATATGATTATGAAGCATATAAAGTTAATCACTATATATAAATGTCCGTTATTCCGAACAAAATAAAACAATACGTATTAAATAACAAACATTATGCAAAACACATTTACAATAGACGAGATTAGAAAGTATATCCTATCACAGGATAGTTTGGGAGATGTCCTTTACAATTTAAGTGCTTCAAAAATACTTGAGGCAAATGAATCGGAAGAGGAAGAAGATGATGAGGACGATTTTGATTTTACAATATAATGGTAAATTTTGAAAATATACAAGAAGGGTGGGTTAAATTCTCACGAATACCTTGTGTGGAAGGATGTGTTGATGTTTGGTATGGTGATTGTGCTTATAATCCAAATAGTGAAATTGAACCTCGTTGGAGCCTAAACTCATTCACAACATTTATTAGATTAAATGGTGAAGGAGAATGGTTTCCAAACGGATACAGAAGAGGGATTAAAGGGTTTGTTGGTGAAATGGCTGAAGTATACACATCACAAGAAATTTGGGACGAAATAAGTAAATTTAATGATGAAAAATAAAGAAACACTTGAAGAGGTATTTGATAAAATAGATGATAAATTATGTAGATACTCAACAGAAGAATCAGAATATTGGAATCACTATAAAATTGGTGTTTTAGATGGTTTAAAGTGGCAACAAGAGAACTCTAATGTTGATGTTTTAGAATTTGAAATATCTACTCTAAAATCACTTATACAAGATATGGACTCAACCATTAAAAGTAAGTATAGTGAGGAAGAGGTTGTATCATTTATACATAAATTCATAAAAGAACATCAACCTCAATTACCTTATTTAATAGGAGGAATAAATATGTGGTTTCAACAATATAAGAAGAAGTAAATTATGAAAGGGATTATAAAAGTTAGAAGTTTTGATTCATTAAAAAAATTGAATTACAAACGAGCAAAAGGGAAGAGTATAAATATTAAATCGTTGAATACCTCAACTAGTCGGACAATCGTAACCTTAGAAAAATTGGGTCTTTTAACACCAGAGTTATTGTGGGAATTAATTGAAAGAAGAAAATATCTCTATATTGAGGAAAGAAAATTGGAATGGATTATGAGGTCAAGAGAAAAAAACTTACCTTTGTTCTCGGAAGACGTAAATGATTATGTTAATATGCTGGCAAACACACATATAGCAATTTTAAGGGTTCCGTATGAAATACAAGATAAGTATAAAAATTACGTTTGGAAAAAAGATATAGATGGAAACAAAGAAAGTAATATTCCTGGATAATGACGGGGTTATCTGTCTCTCAAATAATTGGGGTGGACGAGCAAAAAAATGGGATAAGTTTAAAAAACTTAATCCTGAGGTGACCACCGATATGGATGCCCCGGCTGATGTTAGATTTGATGATTTTGATAAAAAGGCAATCAAGGTATTGAATCAGGTATTGGAAGAAACCGGAGCAGAATTAGTTGTGTCTTCAGATTGGAGATTATACGCCAATTTAGAAGAACTATGTGATTATTACCTTTCACAAGGAATCATCAAAAAACCAATCGATGTTACCAAACGATACATCGGTTGTGATAAACCTGACGATTTTGAGTGGGTTAAAAGAACAATGATTGAACAACAAAGATGTATCGAAGTTAGACAATATCTAACAGACCATCCCGAAGTTACGCGTTGGGCTTGTATCGATGATTTACAATTAGGTGAAACAGATACTCAAGATAGAGAACAAAAGTGGGGATTATCCAATTTCGTTCATACACCGAGAGAAAGTGAAGGAATCAAACAATCAGGGGTTAAAGAAAAATTATTACAATTCCTGAATGACTGATATTTATCAGTATGATTCAATACTTCACAGAAATTCTTAAAACATTTTCAACAGCCCAACGTATTTGGGCTTTGATTATTTTATGTGTATCCGTCTTTTTTATAACATTCGGTTCAGACATAATCGACGCGTTAAAACCGGACCCCACACAACAAATTTTGGTTATTGAGAGACAAAAAAAAATGATTACATCTCTTAACACCCAATTGGATAGTTTGTCCTTTAGAGTTGATGATTTGACTCAGGAAGTGATTAACGGACAATCAGAATGTTCCCATAAAAGGATTCAAAGAGAGAAAGAAATAATTTCTCAAATTGATGAGTTAGAAAATATGTTGAGAGGTAGTGTTAGACCTCATCAAATGATTAGAAATCATGGTACGGGTTCTTCAAATTCTAATGTAACGTTAGATACTGTTAGAATTGTACGTGATGAACCAAGATATGTTGAGGATGATAATTCCGAAAAAATAATTAAAGGTCTGTGCGACCTTAAAAATAAGATTAGAAATAAGAAATAAAAAACCCCCTCGTTAAAGGGGGTTTTCATTTGATTCTTCTTTTTTCTCTTTTTGAATTTGACTAACAATGTATCCAGCAATTGCGAATTCCAAAGATGCCCACATAATAACATCAGACATTCCCAATGTTTCGTACTTTTTAATTAAAAAGAAAACCATACCAATTTGTCCAACACTAAAAGCAATTCCTGACTCTATTCTTTTTTTGGAGAAAAAAGAGTCTGAATTACCATATTGTTTTCCAATCTCGGTGATGAACCATTTGATGTTGGTCCATCCGAAAAAATACTTTTTATTTTTCATAATAATGTTTATTATAAGTATTTACTTTCATAAAATAAAAAATTTTTTTACCTTAAATGACTTGTATCCCAATCAAAATAATCCGGTAATTTACGAAGTATATTAACTCTTACGTGAGTATACACTTCTTCAAACAACATTTCATTTATTTCTGTCTCTATTTTATGTTTAATTGTCTCAAAATTAATAAAAGGGTCATTATTAATCATATCAAAAACATACTTTGTTAATGTATCATTTAAATTATTAAATATTGTGTGGTCTTGGGCGGATGTTAACCAATCTTTACAAGAATCATAGATAAAATCAACAAATGTTTGGTAACTTTCATTATCTAAATCATATAATGGTGTTGTCATATCATCTTCCATCTCAAATTGGTTTATCATAGATTGAATTAAGTCATCTAATATATCATTATTGGTGGTAATATCGTTAATTAAGTGGTTAAGATAATTTATTGATTGAATATAAACCGGTAGAGAGGAAATTTTTTTACGTTTTTCTTCTCTATCTTTAATTTTTACCTCAAATCTCTTATAATGATATTCGTAACATTTGTTAAAAATTTCATCAAAATTAGGTATATCAATATTATTTTTTTTAAATGGGTCGTCATAACCACAATCATTAATTGCCGTACACCAATCATGTGATTTTCTACCGTTAGATGTGTCTTCTTTAAAATGTAACGATACTTTATGTAATGGGTTATTTTGAGGTAAATCTTTGGTAATCCAAATAAATTCGGTTCCTGATGAATTATGTCTAGACCAATACGACGATTCATCTTTAGATGACGTACACCATTTGGTTCCGGAACCATATTTACAACCCGATTCCCATGTTTTAGTTGCAACAACTAATAAGTTATTATCCTTATATATAACATCAACATCTTCCTCAGGTTTTTTAGGTTGAGATTTTAATTTATCAATATCTGATTTTAATTCTTCAGCGGTTTTATATTGTGTAAAATCTTTCTTTGGTAATTGTTTTTGTAAATTAAAAAAATCATTCATTAACGATAACGCTAATTCAGGGTTACCACTTTTTTTATTGGACCAAGATTTATATAGATTTTCTGTATGCTCAGAAGCTTCTATTAATAATTTCTTAAATTGATGTAATCCAAGAATTCGAGTTTTTTCCTCTTCTGTTATAATTAATTTTCTCATTTAGTTTATTTTTATTATAAATATCCATCAAAAATAAAAAAGGGGATAGTAGCGAAACTTCCCCTTTATTTTGTTACCATCACTGATAACGGTCCTAAACGTCCCCAATGGTGGGGTTTATTTTTCCTTAACTAAGATTAAACATCTTTTAAGGTATTCTTTCGCTCTTGATGAGGGGTCTTTGTGTGCCAATACTTTTTCAATATCTTTAACAAGTTCTTCCCCGTGTTCGTTTTCTTTGTATAATTCGATTACTTTATCCATTGCTTTGTGACATTCATTATTTGTTTCATCAAAATAATTTTTGTTTCTAAAAGTATTGATATGATTCATTAAGTTATATGCCAAATGTTCTCCTTTATCTTCAATACCATTATGTAATCTTAATGTTCTCAATACGTCCAAAGTATCAACCATTCCGTTAATACCACCATCACGTTTTAGAACGCTTGATGTGTAGTTATTAAATTTATCGGATGGACCAATCATTGTGTCTAAAGGAATTATATTACCGGCAACACATCTTGGTTTTTGGTCTTGTTCTTTTTCCGAATCTTGTTCAATCAAATGTTTTCTAATTGATTGTTTAAGTTCTCTTTCGTTAATCACTATATTTTTCATAAATGAAATGTTTTTATATTATAAATATATTAATAAATGGAATTATTTGAATATAAAAGTATTTATAATTATGATAAGTGAAAAGATAATAGATTTAATAAATAAAGTGGTAACTAAAAAGACCTTTAATTACTATGGTGTGATTATTGGTTCATCGGGACCTAATATTGATGTTGATTATAAGTTTCAAATTACTGGTCAAAGAAAAATGATGAGTGTTGGGGAATATTACGATTATTTAAAGGTTAAAGTTACAATTATAGGATTTAACGATAAGTTTAGTCCATTAATATTTGGTTTTGATGAAGAACATAAACACTTAGATTTTGAAAGGATGTATAAGAGTCAACTTTATCCTTTTTATGATAAATTAAACCGTGAAATTCAAGATTATTTAAAATATTTTAATAATACTGGTGAAATTTTACGAACAACAATCGATGATTTAAATTTTGACGTAAAAAAAATTGACAATATTAAAGAAAATTTACATATATTTGCTACTAATATAAAACAACCAATATTAGAGACGCAAATGAGTAGAATGAGTAAAGAGGCTATTAGAACGACTGTAACTAATATTGTCCGTAAGTTAAAGGAAGGTAAATCAGGGTCTTTTTATTTCCCTGGTGAAAATGGTGAAGAATATCATTTTACAAATTTACCTTTTAAATACTCGGTCGAATTAACCCTTCAAATTGATGATGAGTTGGATGGATATCAAATAAATGGGGAATATTCATCATCCGATGATGTAATTGAGATAATTGTTATTTATAATCCAAAAACATTAAAAAGAAATTTTTACAATATAATTGGAGAATTAAACGATATTGTTGCTCACGAATTGGAACACGGATTTCAATATAATCGTGATGGTCGTATTCATCAAGAATCACCAAACGAATCATTTGAGTATTATACTCAACCACACGAAATAACAGCACAAAGAGTAGGTTTTAGACGTGTTGCTAAATTAAGAAAACTACCGTATAATGATGTGGTTAGAGATTGGTTTGAGGACCATAAAGACATTCACGGATTAACTGACGATGAAATGGAAAAAGTGATTAAAATTATTATTGATGGTAAATAATATTCGAATAAAAAGTATTATATCATATATGACTAAATTAACTCACACAGTTGATGAATTTAGATTTAAATTTATTAATGTTGAGGTTAATCATGTGACTAGAGGTATGATATCCGGTACTGAAATCCAATATGATTTAGATATCACCCCAAAACAACCGGATATTCCATATATGTGGGAGTATTTCACTTGTAAATCAAAAGATATTATACACGATGGTTGTAGGATGGTGAGTATTAATTTTAGTAATCTTTTTACTAATGTTAATAACATTTATTATGAAGGTAAAAAAATAAATAAATCTAGTGGAAATATTCCTCAATCATTTATTAAAAAAATATCAGAACAAATACAACAAATTGGACCAAAAGAAATAAAAGGTCATTTTTGGTGTGGTGGTGAAAAAAAACAACTAATCTTAAATATTACTTATAAAATTTCAGATGTTTATATAGACGATGGAATAACAACAGATGTTTCAGTTTATTGTCATCAAGCATTAGTTAATGGTGAACCTTTAGAAAACATACCTCAAGACCTTGCAGAAACTATTGTTGGATATATGACTGAAAGTGATGACCTTAGAATACCTTTAGATAGTATTGTTTGGGATGAAGTTACTAAGTATATGAATTTAGAAGATTGTGAACTATGGACACATACTTACACTCATATTAGAAGTATTGGAGATATTGAAGTTGATGATTATAATTATGTTAATCATTCAACATTCTCAAGTAAATTATGTGATTTTATTTCGGGGGATTATTAACCTCTAAATCTTTTAATTAATTTAACCATAATTTCTTTTAATGCTGAACTTGAAATAGTTATCACACCATAGGATAATAATATTGTTATAATTTTATTAATATCCATAATTGATAATTTACCTTCAGAAATTTGATGAATATACGGTAATAATGGAATTAAAAACGCAAATCCTAACACATTACTCACCTTAAATAAGGTAATGTTTAAACTCTCCATAAAATCAAAAAATATCTCATTTAATTCTTTAGTTTTAGATAATGCTACATCAAATTCTGAATCTAATCCTTTTTCTTTAACAATATCTTTAATTTTTTTGATTAACTTTGGACTATTATAATAGAATGTTGCGATTGCTCCGGTAAGTAATAAGCTAATCTCACCATCATTCATAGACGGATATTTTCCTTCAAGGAAATCACCAACCGGTCCCATTAGACCACCAATTGATGCACCAAATGTTATTAATGCGGCTTTATCCCCACCAGTAATTTCTTTAATCTGAGTCGATATTAACTTACCAATATCACTATTTTTTCTTAAAATATTACCAAATTCACGACCAATTGATTCGTTAAGTATCATTCTTTCTTGGGATTCGGTGATTAATATATTCATTTTCATAACAATAAATACTTTAATTATATTTATTGTTATATAATCTTAAAAAAAAAATATGAATCCAAAATTAAAAGTGGGTGATAGAGTATCACTATTATATATGTCGGAGGAGGTATCTATAAGTCCTGGTGAGTGTGGTGTAGTTAAAAGTGTTGATAACGTATCTGGTGTAACACAATATGGTGTTAATTGGGATAATGGTAGTCGTTTGGCATTATTATCCGATACTGATGTTTGGAGACATGAGAAAAAACAAATAAAAGAAGATGAGTTAAAAAAAATGGAATACCTTAATAAAAATGTGGATTTGTTTCGTTTATTTAAGATTGGGTTTTTTCGTAGATACTTATTACTGATTAGAAAGTCCAGTATTGTGAATATGTTTGAAGCATCCCCTTATTTATGGATGGGTCGAGATAGAATTAAACACGAATTCAAATATAAACATATCCCAAATGAAGAAGCCTTTGAAGAAATGTTAAATATGGCTAACGAAGCTCAAGCTGAAATGATTAATGGTGTTATTAAATATTTGGAAAACGAAGGAATTGAGGAAAACATGGAAAACATCAACAAATACTTAAGAAAATTCGCACCTAAAATCGTAGAGTCCTACATTAGATTATGATTATTCGATAAACAATTATATTTATAAATAAAACAAACAATATGAACGCATATTTTTTTAAAATGACAAATGAGGAAAAAACTAATATCCTCGACCAACATAAATCAATTTATGACGGATATGTTACAAGTTATGCTCAACCAGCAAAAGAACAACCATTATACACTCAAGATTTTGCAAATGATAAGCAAGGATTAACTGTAAATAATAAAGGTGAGGTTACAGCATATAAAAACATGGGTATTAATGAAATGAGATTTGATAACAAATCTACAGGATTATTTGCTGACGAAGAAAACGCATTTAAAGAACCGATGGAAGGTTATGTATCCCCAGGAGGACAATATGAACCTGAAGAATCTTTTGAATCTGAAGATGAAGGTCACTACGTATCCATGGGAGAACAATTAGATATGATTGGTGATGGACCAACTGATTTAGACCACGGAGTATTCGGACATGAAGAGGAAGAAGAAGATGGTTGGGAAGGTGACCCTTACGAATACATTAAAAATGGGGGATTTATGGACGACGATGATGATGATGAATTAGTATTCAACGTTGGAGATAAAATTTTTGACGATGAGGACGAAATTGATGATGAGGAAGTTGAAGGATTATTTGAAGATTTAAAAGAATCGTTAGATATGTTTAAAAGATTTACAAAATACAATTAAAATGAAAAAAATAGTTAGGTTAAAAGAAAGTGATTTAATAAATATTGTAAAACGTATTATTAAAGAACAAGAAATGGAAGAAGAAAGATTAGATTTTGGTGGTATGTCAGATGATGAATTACACGATTTACATCCCCACGTTAAAGGACACCCAAAACATTTTAAAAATTTCAACCCAACATCAGAATATTTAGGATGGAGAGGTGAAGTAGATAAAAGAGGTATCTATAAACGACGTGGAAAATTTCACGATGCTTTTACAGATAAGAAAAAAGAAGATTAAAAAATGGAAATAAAAGAGTTAGAGTCGTTTTATATAAATGAGACATCCCAAACTTTAGATGTTACTTTTAGAATTCATTCAGATAATGATGACGAAATTAGAACCGACCAAATTGATTTATCTGAAACAAAAACATTTGGGTACGAATTAACCAATCAATCATCATCAGATTTTTTTGACGATGAAGAATTTGAGGATATTTTTGATGATAATGATGATGTAGAATTAGATGAAGAAGAAATAATCTCATTTTTAAATGAATATTATTTAATCTATCCGGATAAATTACCGATAACACAATTATATTAAAAAAACCCCTCTTTACCGGAGGGGTTTTACTTTTTAAAAGATATTTATAAATTATGAGAACAGATGTTGATTATTTAATTTCCCTAATGAAGAAATATACACCGAAAAATGAAGGTGAGTTGGACGAACAAGACGCAGCTCCAGCTTCCGGTGGTGGTGCGGGAGCCAATCTAAATACTAGAGGTAGAAAATGGGAAACCGGATTAACAAGAGGTCCTGCAAATATGTTGGGATTAAAAGGTGAAAAGTGGGGAACCGGGTTAGCCAGGGGTCACGCAAATCCTGTTGAATAAAATAATTAATTTACGTATATTTATAGATTATGAATACAACTTATACACTTACCGAAGGAAATGACGCTTTAAATAGGGTTCTTCTTATGATGAATTATGATATGGGTAAAACGTTATCAGAAAATGTTATTTTAGAACAACCGGAAGAGAAGTTTGATACACCTTACAATAAATCGTTAATGAGAAAATATAATAAACCATCGGACAGTATGTCTTTTGATGAGTTTATGGAGAAATTTAGAGAGACATTAACATCGACAGGTATGGTTGCATTAGAAGCTTTTTTAACATCAACAGGTATTGGGTCAGTTGCAGTAATCACAGCGTATTCTTCATTATTAATTTATGATTTATATAAAGGAATTGTTAAAGGAGAATGGGGGTGGTTAAATATTATTTTTGACATTATTAGTGTAATTACCTCAGGAGCGTTAGCACCAATTTTAAAAAATGTTAAAGCTGTTGGTGTTACATCAATAGAAGGGTTATTATCTTTCTTAAAAACAAATAAAGTTTGGGGTAAAATATCACCTTATTTAACTAAATTAAGTAGTTACATTCCAAAATTAATTAATTTTTTAAAATCATCATTAACTTGGTTAATTGAAAAAACCGGATATACTTGGTTAAAAAAAATAGGTCCAAAAATTATAAGTACTTTAGAAAGTATTGGTGAGTCAGTTTCTAACTTTTTAGCGAAAGACGCACCAAAAGCAACTATAAAACAAGGACTTAAAAATGCTGGTGTTGCGGGGACTGTTGATTATACTTTGAAAAAAGGTATAGAATATGGAATTAATAAATTTACTAAACAAAAAGATAAAGAAATTATTAATAATTTAGAATCCGGAACCGATGAAACTGATAAAAAATCAATATTAAGGGATAACCCAAATTTATTCAAAACAATTAAAACATATTCTGTTGTAAAAAATGATGATGGGTCTTTTAAAAATTTTAAAATAAACGGTGTTGATTATGTTTGGAAACCAAATAGCGAAGGGTTTGTGTTAATCCCACTCAACGATTTTAAAAAAATAAGTGGTTTATCACCAATAACAGATTACGATAAAACTTGGGATTATAAAAAAGTGGGTGATGAGTTTTACGCTAAAAGAAAATTAGATAAAACAAATAAATGGATATTATCCAAAGGAGACGCTAAAGACAGTATAAAAAATAAAGTATTTAAATTAACATAATATGAAAAATGAATTAATAAATGAAGTAAATAGAATGAAATCTATGATGATAATAAATGAAACGTCATTAATTAACGAAATTACTTTACCAGGGATAATTAAAGAATTAATGTTGGTTCTTAAATCAGAAGAAAAAGTAATCCTTAGTAAATTTTTAAAAAATGAAATAATTGATGAGGTGGAAAAAGTCGCCTTTTCAAAATTTGTTAATAGTTCAAAAGGTAAATTATTTATTTCAAATTTAAAACATAGAGTTAATAATGAGATTTTTGACACATTAAAACAAAAAAGGGCTTTAGATAAGATTGCTAAAATGGAACAATCCGGAAAAGATTGGAAAGGAATTAGAAGTTCTATAACACCAAAACCACCTATAACACCGGGTGTTTTGTCTAATGACGCAAAGGCATTGTTTGGGAAAATGGGTAGAAAAATAACTCCTGAACAAGCGGCGTTTTTAGATGACGCATCTAATAAGATATACAAGGGGGTTCAAAAATTATCACAACCTGAATTATTAAAATTAACTGATGATTTAAATGACCTTGGAATTAAAATTCAAACTGTAATTAATAAATTAAATAGTTCTAAAAATTTGGCGTCACAACAAAAATCTCAAATGTTGCAAAAAGGTTTAGATGATTTTATGAAATCGTTAGGTATTATTACTAAATCGGGTGGACAAGTTAGTGTTTGGGAATTGGCAAAACTATCGGCAAAAGCGGTGGGTATCTTAGCTATAATTGGAGCACTTAATTGGTTTCGTAAAACACAATTAGGTCAGGTAATTCAATCTAATCTTCCAAACCCATTTAGTACCGAAACAACAACACCAGAATCTACTCAACCTGAAACAGCTCCGGAAACTACACCAACAAAAGAAAAATTAGTATGGTAAATAAAGACGAATTATTAAAATTACATACAATCGTTAGCTCTAAATTTGATATTGGTACACTTGAAGAATTCACTAAAAATATGATAACTAAAGAACAAAGAAAAAAATTTTTTGATTTAGTTACATCTAAAAATTTTGATATTGGTGATTATGATGAATACGAAAGAAGATTATCAACACCTATCTCATCTTCAGGTGGTGGAAGTGTATCACAAGGATGGTTATCTGACCCAACAGGAAATAAAACTTGGGAATATCAACTTAGAGATTGTAAATGGGTTGCTAGAAAAATTGGTGAAACTAAAGAATATAATATTAG